TTAAAAACTTCCCGGAGTAAATGACGACGCAGGTGATTGCGTTGGTTCGGCTTGTGTTCCTGTCGGCTCATAGAATTTTTTTATTTCATTGGATTTTAAGACTTCACCTGTTTTTGTGCTTGTATATTCATGTATACCGATTTTACATCTGCCTGTTGCTCCGACAACCGCACTCCAATTCATACGGCACTTTTCGCCATGCTTTCTCTGTCCTATTGCGGTAAAAAATGCACAAAGCATTCCCTCTGTTTTTGTATGTAAAAACAGGTTGTGTTTAATCGTACCTTGATTACCTTTGCCGTCCGCAACGTTTAATGTTATAATCGCTTTATTGCATGGCGGAAGTTTAGCACTTCCTTGATGTCTGCCACGCTCAAAGCCTGTTACCGTAAAATTATAATCACCGTCGGGCAATATTTGAAACTCACTGTCGTTTTCTATTTCATCATCCCAACCAAATTCTCTTTCTTCTGCCATTATTCGTTACCTCCTTGAAATACATTTTCATTTCTCATTTTCTTAATAATTTCAAATACTTGATTCCATGCCCCTACCAATACACCGTTAATAAAATCTACCGCATAGTTTTCTATCGGTGTATCTTCGGGATAATATCCCTTATATGCTACGGCTTGTCTTATTTCAGCGTCTGTTACCTTATTAATCTGCATTAAATCCGACAATGCTTTCGGTATATTTCCGTTCGGCATATCAAACGATTGTGCCGGTGTATCAAATTCTTTTCTTTCGTCTGATACGTTGTTGTCAATCGGCGGTGCAGGCGGTGCAACTGTCGTTTTTTGTGGTGGTGTGACTACCTGTGAAACAGTCGGCTCTATATGTGGTGCGACTGTCGGTGTAACCGCTTGTGTCGGTGCATTATCTTTAAAACAATGTGCAATTCGTTCATATTCAAACGGCATTTCGTCCGGTAGATTATGACGGTTCTTTGCGTCCCAACAAGGGTGATGTGTGGTGTACATTGTTCTTGTACCGCCCTGTGCCTTATGTTTTGTTCCTTTGTCGTCAGTCGCAACCGAAAATGTTTTATAATTGACAAATAAAATCATATCCGCCCACTCTTTCAAAATAGGTGAAATCTGCGAACTTGTTTTTTTGCCGAGTTTCAACTCCCAACGGTCATATGCTCCCATTTCGTCCGGCTGTTCAAATTTGCGCAACTGTGCATGAGCCGTCAAAACTACATTGATACCCAATTCAATCAATTCATCAAGTGAATTTAAAAATCTGCCTATTTCCTCTAATTCGTACACATATCCCGAACCGTATCCGAAATCCTCAATACTTTTTTTGTTATTATCTGCGCATATCTTTGCAATACAAAGTCTTTCCGCCCAATCAAATGTATCTATAATATATGTTTTGCATACAGTCGGATTTGCTTTGACATATGCTACTTCCTCTTTTAGCAATGTCCAAGAGGTAGGCTTAGGCAAACGTCTTACGTCCATATGCTTTGTACTGCCCTCTGTATCTGAAAACAGAGGATTTGGGAACTTCGACGCAAACGTTGATTTGCCTATTCCCTCCGGACCGTATATGATTACTTTTTGTGCCGATTCGATTTTTCCGCTTGTAATATCCATTAAAATTCTCCCTCTTTCCAAGTTTTTGTCGCATTAGGTGTTGCTATGCTTAATTCGCTTGAATATCCGTCCTCAATGATGATACTGCATTCTTCACCTGTACTTACTCTTGTGGCTATTGCCTGCAATCCCTCTTTTTCAAGCCATTCACCGAACTCTTTTAATGTGTCGGTATCCATTTGCTCCAACTTATCAAGAAGTACAAAACCACAATCGGGATTGAGCTTTCTGACAATAGCCGTTGATACTTTCATCTGCTCCGCACCGCTCATGTTATCCCACTTAAAGCCTTTGTATGTAAGCTCGCCGTCTTCAACCGACAATCCATCAAGTGGCAGATTTGCATTCTTCAATAAATTCGTCTTTTCTTTACGAACGTTACTAATAGCTGTGGTAAGCTCGTCATACTTGTCCTTGTATTCTTTCGCTTCTTCTTCGGCTTTGTCTTTATCCATATTGGCACGAACTTTAATATTTATCTGCTCAATGTTCTTGATGTTCTGTTCAAGTTCTTCGGTTGATTCGTCGTGCAAATCAAGTGCCGATTTTTGTGCAATTTCAAGATCCGAAAGTACAACATCAAGTTGTGATTGAAGATTTGTAATTTGTACTTTTAAATCTTCGGAACGCTTTAAAAGTGATTGTGCTTTTTCACGTTTACGTTGGTTTTCGCCGTTTTTTGCAAGTATTTCCTGTTGCTTTAGGATAAGTTCCGAGATTGAAATAAGTTCTTTCGGTGCTTCGGGATAATCGACTATTTCTTCCGCAAACTTCTTCTTTTGGTCTGCTATTCTGCCGATTGCGGTACGTTCGTTGTAAAGTTGTTTTTCTCTGTTTTCAATTTCATATAACTGCTCTCCGACACCGATTACTTGAAGTAGTATCTCTGCTTTTTCCTTTGATGTGCCTTGCATAAATTTCGGCAAGTCCAGTGCAAATTGTTCAATAAACTCATTCAAAAGCTGTTGACCGCCTTTGTTACCGTTCGGATCTATTACTTTCAATGCACTGTTCTTGCCCTTGCGCTCCACAATTAAACCGTTTGACAATTCAATATGAAGAATAGGCGGAATGACCGAGCCGTCACGCTGTGGTTGTGACGGACGGTATTTGTCACCGCCCAGTGCCCACGCTATACTGTCTATGACAGAAGTTTTACCCTGTCCGTTTTTGCCACCGATAACCGTTAAACCATTCTGTGCCGGCTCAAGTTTTACCGCCTTTATTCGCTTGACATTTTCAAGCTGTAATTCATTTATCTTTATCATTGATTTTCGTTCCTTTCTGTGGTATAATGTTGACATAGATTAATAATCTATGTGTTTTTGTTATTTGACCGTTTATGAGTGCCAGCTCATACGGTCTCTTTTTTTATACTTACTTTGCAGTGGCAACCTGCTCCGAGATTGTCGTTGCTTTTGTACATTTCTGTTTGCTTAAAGCCTTCTTCTGTGTATATTGAGCAGAATTTTAACAGTGTATCGTTAGTTTCCTTGTATTGATACATCGCTCTGAAAATCTTGCACGCTTGCTCTATTGTTTCCGCCTCAATGATTATCCAACCGCCCTTAAATGGTTGTCCCTCACTGCCGAACGTAATGTAATAGTTATTCATTCTCTTTCACCTCCCAATCATATTCATCATTATAAATTCTGTCATAATCAGTATCGCACTAAATGCAACAACCGATATAGCATACTTAATTCTTTCAGACATTGCACACCTCGTTTCTTTTTACGATGTCCAAAACTTGCTTAACCTGTCTGTCGAACTGCTCCGGTGTTAATTCACCATCCGCCTTACGATATTTTTTATTACATACAATATCTCTTGCCACTTCTGCTAAAATTCTTATACCGTCTATGTTCATAACTGACATATTTCGGCGAATTTCTCTTATTAACTTAAACATCTTTTTTACCACGCTTTCGTTTCTTTTCGTCCTCTTTCATCAGCTTTAAACTGATAATTAACCCAACACCGAAACTAATCAGTGCAATTCCTATTGTGTTCATTTGTTTACCTCTCTTTACTTCCTCACAGGCACACAGGAGCCGTCCGCAAAACAGATTTCATTAAAATTTAAACTCATTGGGGAAAGTTTACTTTACGGATAATATGCGGACAGCCCTTGTCTGCCTGTGAGTATTAAGTTGTTATGCGTATTTGTAACTGTTTGCATGCTCCGTTGCACGCCATTTCTCATAAGCCTTTACATCTATGTACCACTTATGTCCCTGCTTGTATGCAGGAAAACCTTTCACGTGTATCCATCTAAGCACCGTATTTTCGGGAATACCGTACATCTCTCGGAATCCCTTTAAATCCACTTGTCTTACTTCTGCCATTTTTCTCACCCACTTTTTTTTATTGTAATATTTTGTTAATGCACTTGTAACGTACTTGTAATTGATAAAATATATATTGTGGTGTATAATCCACTTATACGTGGTTAATATACAACATATTGTGTTATTTTTGTTTTAACACGTCAGTCAAATTTATTGTAGTTGATGTAAGAATTGCCACCAGCTCATCAGCTGTCAATACACGGTTTTCTCGTAACGAACGCCGTAGCATTTCATAATCAATACCCGTCATTCGTGCTACATGTGCTATTGTTATTCCGTTTTGAATCATGTATTTTGATATTTTGTGTTGTATTTTTTCCATGTGTGTCACCTTAAAATTTAATATTTTTATAAATTTTTATTAATGAAAGGATGTGATTTCGATGGGCAAAAATCAATGGGTTTCTCCACGTCAAAATGGTTGGGCTGTTCACGGCGAAGGTGACCAAAGGGATACCAAAATATTCAACACTCAGCGTGAAGCTCAAAATTATGCACGAGATGTAGCAATTAATCAACGTAGCGAAGTTATCGTGCAAGGTCGTAACGGTCGTATCCGTTCAAAAGATAGCTATGGCAATGACCCTTGTCCACCAAAAGACACCGAACACTAATCATATTTAGGCGTTAATCTTACCCTGTAACCTTCAGTTGTGTCTACGAAATTAGACTGTATAACTGCAATGGTTACAGGGTTTTTTTCGTCTGTTTCTACTACAATTTTTGTATATTGACCTAATGCTTTTTCATCTTCCATCACTTCTCACTTCCTTTCTAATATTGCTTTTGCTCGTCTATTGCAAAATTAACCATATTGTGCTAAAATATAATAAATATAGACAACGCCGAGCCAAACCCACTACGGGGAGGTGTAACGACTGGACACGGAGCAACCTTTCCCACAGGTTGAAGGCACAGTCTGAACTCATAGGCGACTATGAGAGTTATGCAGAAATGACATAACCACGATTTTTCGGAGTAACAAATTGGATGTCTACGATTAAAAACGAAGAAGCTAGACTTTCAGGAATAGCAACAATGTCTAAACCACTTGATTCAACACAATATCCATCACTTTCAAAGATGCAAGATATGATTAAACCTATTGATACTTCTGTACTTTTCCAGTTATTTGTGTTATAATCAACCTCGGAAGGAGTTGATTACCGATGTTGTTAAAAAAATCAAAAATAATTTTAGATACTTTAATTAGCCAACCATCTGCGTCCTCTATTCATAGTTATTTAGGAATAAAAGACTTTCTCATACCATTACTTGAAGAAAAAAATGATTGCCAATGGAATTATGATAATGTATCACTTTTATTACAACAATTAATAGATGAAGAATATATAACCGCCGAAGCTTTTACTCACGGTGAGTATCCTTTACCCGATTTCAGATATATAGTTCTTACCTACAAAGGATTGCATTATCACGAAATTAACAGAAACGCAATAAAAGATTTTCTTTTCAAATCTGTTCTTGTTCCTATTGTAATATCTTTGATTACTACTGCTATTGCAACACTTATCGGCTATATTTGGGGAAAGACAGCACTTAACAACCAGTTAAACAATACACAA